TGTATTCTGGATTTGACCCTATGGCTTCTATTAGAGGTTATTGATGTCAGACATCTCATTCAAACCAACGCCCCATCCAGTCATCAAGATGCCCGACATCAAGATGCTGGTGGAGCGTCTTGGTTTGGAAAAGACGGCAGAGATTCTTGAACTCAGAGAAGACAAGATTCTAGCAGAATCGTTAGACCCATATCGTCACGGCTTTGAGCCTGACCATTGGAAAGACGCAGACACTTTGTTGAAAGAGAAACAAGAGATTCTCGTTCTTGGTGGTAATCGAGCGGGTAAAACTGAGTGGATGGCAAAGCGTGTCATTCAAACGCTAATCAACAAGGAAAAGGCGATGGTCTGGTGTCTGCACACTACGCAGAAGTCCAGCATCCAGATGCAACAGAATGTAGTCTGGAAGTATATGCCTCCAGAATTAAAAAATTGCAAAAAGACCAAAGTAACTAACATCGCTTACTCTCAGAAGAATGGCTTTTCCGAAGAGTCGTTTATTCTGCCTAATGGCTCGCAGTGCGTGTTTATGAATTACGCTCAGAAGCGAGATGTTATTGAAGGTGGTGAGTGTGACCTGATTTGGTGCGATGAACTTGTGCCGATGGATTGGGTAGACACCCTGAGATATCGTATTGTTACCAGAAGAGGTAAACTGGCTATTACCTTTACCCCTATTGCTGGTTATTCGCAGGTTGTTAAGGAATTTGTTTCTGGTTGTTCGTTTAAGAAAACACTACCCGCTACAATTCTAGACCCTAACACTTCTTATGTAGGCGGGTGTCCCAAGGGTCATATGCCTTACATTGCAGAAGGTCATAAGCAGAATTCAGGGGTTATTTGGTTTCACTCACAGTTAAACCCATACAATCCGTTTGACGAACTTGTTAAAACGCTTGATGGCAAAAACCTATACGAAAAGAAGATTCGTGCATACGGCTGGGCTGATAACACAGTAGGCAATCAGTTCCCTCGGTTTGGTGACGGAAATGTTATTAAACAAAAAGACCTACCTGCCGAAGGGACTAACTATATGGTCACAGACCCTGCTGGGGCTAGAAACTGGTTTATGATTTGGGCTAGAAAAGCCCCTGATGGCAATCTTTACATTTATCGTGAATTCCCAGACATTTCGTATGGTGAATGGGCGTTGCCTAGTGAAAAGCCAGATGGTAAGGAAGGTATGGCTCAACGAAATGGGGCAGGTATGGGTATTGATGATATTAAGAAACTGATTAACACTTTAGAGGGAGACGAGGAGATACTAGAAAGATATATCGACCCTCGTGCGGGTGCAACACAGGCTGTTGGCAGAGATGGAGGCACATCTGTCATAGAACTGCTGGATGGCGGGGATGAGCCTATGTTTTTTGCACCCTCGGCTGGTGTGGCTATCGAACAGGGCGTGTCTATGATTAATGACCTGCTAGCGTTTGACATTAATCAGCCCTTATCTCCGCTCAACCAGCCAAAACTTTTTGTTACTGACAACTGCAAGAACCTCATCTATTCCCTAAAAGAATGGACAGGTGCTGACGGAGATAAAGGGGCTACAAAAGACCCGATTGACTGTTTGCGGTACTTGGTGGTTATGCAACCCGAATATCTTGACAAATATACAATTCCTACGAATAAACCCTTCTCATACTAATGTCTGAATACGAATTCAAAGAAACAGCCGACAAATTGCTGTATGGTTCTGAAGAACCCAAGATTCAAGAACTTCTTGACGAACTTCAGCGTTCTTACCTTTTTTCCGCTAATATCACGGAAGTAAACGAGAATGATGACCTTCGTTATTGCCGATGGAATGGTCAGACAAACGACGGCAAAAAATTTTCCAAAAACAGGGATGAAGATGACCCTGCTTTGCCTTTTGAAGGTGCGTCTGACACTAGAATCAGACTGATTGACAGAGTCATCAACGAGCAAGTGGCTTTGTGGATGAACTCTATTAAGGGTGCTAAACTTGGCGTTAGTGGTCGGACTGTAGAAGACGCTGTGTATGCTGGTGCGATGACTACTCTTTTGGAGTGGGTTGCCTCTGGTAGAATGAAGCAGGAGATGAGAAGAGAAGCAGAACTTCTTGCTCAGTATGGAAATCAGTACGGATGGACGGCTATGCACATTGGCTGGGAGCAGGAAATGGGTACTCGTGAAAACCGCATTAACCTTTCTGACATCGTAAACCTTGCCAATGAAATGGCTGGTCAGAACCCTAACGCACCTATTGCGTCCCTTCCGTCTCTTATCATTGACCCTGACAAGGAAGAAATGGCTGTCTCCCTGATTGCCAATTCTATGCCTCAGTATTCTGAAAAGGAAATCAGAAGAATGGTAAAGGAAATCAGAGAAAGAGGCTACACTTCGGTATACGAAGAAATCATCCTTAGAAACTTCCCTATCGTAACTGCACTCAAGCCTTACGATGAAATTACTTTCCCGCCAGAAACCATTGACCTTCAGAAGGCCAGACTGGTGTTTAGAAAAGTCTGGATGACCGAACTTGAAATCCGTGCTATGGAAAACACGGATGAGTGGAACGAAGAAGGTATTGAAGAAGCCGTAAAGACCAAGGGTATGTTCACTTGGTATAGAGACCCTAATGTCGTTCCTATCAATGGCCTTAATCAGGACTACAGACTTAAGACTAACAATCTCATTGAAGTTGTTTACGCCTACTACAGGCAGTTGAACGAAGACAATTCTCCGTGTATCTACTACACTGTCTTCTCCCCCAACGCATCTTCTAACACATATTTGAAGCACGGCAAACTGGGTTATGCTCACGGCAAATACCCATTTGTCGTTCTTCGCAGGGAGCACATCCGCAAGGCCATCTACGAAAGTCGTGGCATCACCGACATTCTCTCAACAGACCAAGCAGAACTCAAGGCACAGCACGACTCGATGAGAGACAGAACTGCCTTAGAGACTGTTCCTCCATTGATGTATAAAAGGCGTGTCGGCGGTACAGGCCGTATTGGCCCTGCGATGTTGCTCCCTGTTTCTGATGTCAACGACTACAAGTGGATGGAACCGCCCAAGGGTACTCCTGTTATTGCGGAGTATGTGATTAGCACTGTAGAAAAGAACGCTTCTGGCTACTTTGGTCTTACCAGAGAGGATACTCCTCCCGCTCTTGCACAGATGCTACAGCAGAGTTCGGTTGATAACTGGCTTACTTGCTGGTCTGAAATCTACACTCAGATGCTCCAACTTTGCCTCCAGTATATGGATGTAACGGAACTCGAAAGAATTACTTCGCTTCCGATGCCTAGAATCAACGATGACATCACACAGCAGTATGACTTTGAAGTTAAGTTCGATGTCAGAAACCTGTACAGCGACCTTGTCCTTGAAAAACTTCAGGCTATCGCACAGTTCGTTCTTCCGATGGATAGCGGTGGTGTTATCGACAAGAACAAGATGGTGCAGAAGGCTGTTGAAGCCATCAGCCCTGATACGGCTAAGGAACTTATCATCAACCAGCAGTCTGCCTCTCAGCGTCTGTATAAGGATGTCCAAACTGAAATTGGTATGATGATGCTTGGCAACGAAGCCACCTATGTGGAGAACGACCCTACGGCTCAGACCAAGATGATGTACCTTCAGGACATCTTGCAGAAGAACCCGAAGGCTCAACAGTCGCAACAGACAGACCCTGTCTTCCAAGCCCTTATTTCCAACTACATCAAGAACCTCCAGATGTCTGTTATGCAACAGCAGAACAAGCAAATTGGCAGAATTGGTGTTACCCCTGTCTCTGATAAGATGAAACAGGAAGGCGTACCTCAGGGCGAACAGCCTGAACAAGAACAACAGATGACCAATGAAGGATACTGATTACGATATTAGTACATTCGCTTTCAGAGAGCGTAACCAGATGTGGGAACACATTATGTACATAATTGACCTAAACATCCAGTCTGAAACACAAAGGGCTATCCAGCAAGAACTTACAGGAGAATCTAGAGTTCACCAATGCGGAAGGGCTAGTGCGATTACAGACCTTAAAGCGTTGCTTCTGGATGAAAGAAAAAAGGCCAGAACAAACGCTGGTCTTAACGCAGAATAATTTTACTTTTAGTTGACACTTGTAAAAAAGGTGTCAAATAGAAGACCAACAGTTTCTGGGAGTCTGTAAAAACCCTGCCCTAAAAAAGGCACTTTAGACCTTATCTAATGACCCCCGACAATAATACTGGAGCAGAGAACGAAGCCAGCAATAACAGTTCTCAACAGGATAGTGCATATCCTAGTAATGCTGAAATCACCAGCAGACTAAACCAAATTCTGTTTGACGATGCACCTGTTGAACAGACGGAAGAGGGCGAATACGATAGTAATCAGCCCCAAGACCAGCAGACGGAAGGTGAGTCGGCAACGGACACCAACACCGACACTGAAGGCGAAGAGGTTCATTCACAGTACGAGGAAGAACAAGACGATGTTTCTCGTGGAGTGCAGAAGAGAATCGATAAACTGACAGCCAAGCGAAAAGAAGCAGAAGACGAAATCGCCAAACTGAAACAGGAAGTCGAAGCCCTTAAGCAAAACACGCAGACTCAGCAAAGGGTTTTTGAAACTCCAGATGACCCTTTCTCCGATTTGAACAGTGTTGCAGAAATCGAGGCAGAGATTGCCCAAGCAAGAAATGTTCGCAATTGGGCAGAGGCTAATGCTGACGGAGTTACAATTACCAATGAGGCTGGCGAGGAAGAATACTATGACCCTGCCAAGGTTCGGCAGATTAAAGTTAATGCGATGAAGGCTCTTGAAGAAGGGCTTCCTAAGCGTTACCAGTATGTCCAAGCGAGAGAACAAGTCGAACAGATTGCGGTTAAGGAATATCCGTGGTGGAAGGATAAGACAACTAAGGAGCGTCAGATTGCTGAACAGTTCCTTCAGGTCTTCCCTCACATCAAGAAGTTCCCCGACTACAAGATGGTTATCGGTGACTATATCCGTGGAGTCAAATCACGAGAAGCGATGAGCAGAGGTCAGAAGCCTGTCGCTAAAGCACCTGTCCAACCTCGCTCTAATGGTATTGCTCCTAGTGTTCCCAAGCAGGATATTCGCACTCAGAACGCATACGCCAAGTTTGCCAAGACAGGCAAAACTGAAGACCTATCGGAAATCATTATGAATAAGTTCCTGTAAAAATATATAATACTATGGCTAGTCTCACAGAAAAAAATATTAACTCTGGTAAGCGGGAAGCCCTCGCTGACCTTATCTCGATGATTGATGCGAAGAGCACCCCCTTCACATCGATGGCCCCCAAGGTGGCAAAACCCGGAAATACGCTGTTCCGCTGGCAGGTGGATTCCCTTCCCAATGTCTCGGCTGAACAGGCTGGTATCGTTGACGGCACGGATGTTGACCCGAATGGTTCTCAGATTAAGAACTATGTTCGTGACAATGTCGGTACGCCTCAGGAAGTCCAGTACCGCCACGAAATGTCGAACCACATTCAGATTTTCAGAGAGAGCACTCGTGTCTCCCCGCTGACAACTGACATTGCGGTCATCGCTGGCGTTAAGTCGGAACTTGCGAACAATGTGTCCAAGGCCACTGAAATCCTGAAGCGTAAGATGGAAAAGACCCTCTGCTCCTCTAACCTTCCTAAGGAAGACGATGGCATCGCTCAGGGTTACGCCACTCGTGGTCTCGATTCGTGGATTAAGAACGACTTCACAGGTGACACCTACCTGCCTGTTCCTTCTAACTTCCGCACTCCTACGGACTCTATCTCGACTGTTGGCACTGCTAACCTCGATGAAACTGTCTGTCAGAACATCCTCGCCTCCGTCTATAACCAGACTGGCAGAACGCAGTCCTTCGATGGTCTTGTCGGTTACAAGTTGAAGCAGGCTTTCACAGCCCTGACTTACACGACACGCCAGAACCTCGATGACGCTACCGCCAGCCAGATTCGCACTCTTAACAGAGAGCAGGGTCAGACCTCCTACAAGTCGAGCATCGATGTGTTTGAGGGTGACTTCGGTTCTATCCGTCTGCATACCTCGCTCTTCCTCAAGAACAACTTCTGCGGTTACCTGCTGAATATGGACTTGGTTGGCGTTGGCTATGGTGGCAACATCGCTCAGGTCAAGGAACTCACCGACAATGGTGGTGGCCCTGCCCGAATGATTGAAGCCGTGGCTACTTGCATCGTCAAGAACCCGCTCGGTCTGGCTAAGTTCAACTTCACTGCTTAATCGTGGCTAACGACTTCGTCCAGTCGCTGGTTGAGGTTATCCCGCCCCATCTCCACAAAGAGATGGAGTTGGAACTCATCCACGGCTGGAGGAAGAAGGAGGCTTACGCTAGGGCTGAAGCAAAGCAGATTGCACATTTCGGTCATACTCACGAGGCAAACGACATTGCTGGCCTCGGTCGAAAGATTGCCGAAATCCCTGCGGATGCTTATCACTATTGGGGACAGCGACTCGGTTACGAATGTTGGAAGGACAAGCAATTTATGCGTGAGTACCTTCGTGACAATCCCGAACTCGCTGTCCGCAATTATTGTAAAAAGACAGTTGTTAGAGGTGCGGTGTTTACCGCTGATGGTTATCTCACATAATGAGAACAATCGACTTTTCTGAAATCCTGTTCAATGCGTTGCAGTATTCTGGCAACGACAGACATAACATTAGTAGCGAAACATTTGCTCAGTTTCGTGACTTTATCTCCGCTCGTATGCGTGAAGCGTGGGAGATGGAAGAATGGCCTGACCTTTGCAGGGTGGCCGAATTCACTACAACTACAGACCCTGTTACAGGGGTTGCTTACTTTACTCCCGCCTTTAATGCAGAAGTTCTAGGCGTTTATAATAAAAACCCGCAAGTTACATCTAGAGCCGTAGAACTTAACTACGAAGTTTATGACACTGGAACGGCTTCTCGTATTATTCTTGATAGCACCCTTATCTCTAGTGGTTGGTACTACTACAGAACTGCTTTTCGCCCACTTCTTGGCGATTTATGGGATGCTAGCATCCCTTATTATCAGAACGCACAGGCGTATTTTGACGCTGGTGCATCCGTTGCATCATACATCCCTGTTGCTGGTAGACCGCATATCGGTAATTTTTACTATCTCAATTCCACTTCTGTAACTGCTGGAAATTTGCCTTCTAGTAGTTCTTGGACAAGAATTGCTATCCCTTATATTTTTGGAAACTATTGTGCTTGGGGAGCAGCCGCTAATTGGCTTGTATCCGAAGGACAATTACAAGAAGCCTCTGGCCTTGACGGAAAGGCAAATCAAATGCTTAGTATTGAAATTGATAAGATTGTCCGTCAGCAAAACCAGAACAGCAAAATTAAATTTATTAACCCATACTCCTAATGTCCGCATCATATAATTCTTTTTCTACTCCGACCATCAGACGAATGGTTCACGCCAACGCTACTGTTGGTCTTACTGCCGTTGAGGTTCTTACTCCCCCTGTTCTTCCTGAGCGAAGAGTCATTGTGATTATCCAGAACCAATCTTCTACGGCTAACATTAAGGTCATCTTTAATTCTACTGGCACTGATGGCATTTTGCTTGCCCCGCTTGGCTCATTTTCGCTCGACAACTACGCTGGCACTGTCCGTGTGGTTGCTACCGCTGTTGGTACTCCTGTTCACATTGCCTACGGCTCTGTCTAATGGGAGCAGACATCGAAACAGGGATTCCTGCCAATGTAGTTGAGATTGGCACGGAAGTCACACAGGGTATTATTGATGCCCTTAATACCGCTCCGTCTCCGACATCGGTAAATAGATTTGCCGTTATTAATGACCTTAATCTTAAGGCCAATCTTAGCGGTGCTACATTTACAGGAAAGGTGACTTCTACACCTTCAGACCTAGATACGCCTCCGCTTAACCTAGGTTCTGCAAATGCTAGTCCTGCTTCTGTTGTAAATGGCGATGTTTGGATTTCTAATTCTGCTACCCCAAAACTGTGTTTTAGGGCTAATGGAATTTCTTACAACATTCCATCGGCTAATGCTTATAATACCTTTACTGGTACTAACATTTTCCCTACGCAGGTTGCTACGGACAGTAGCACAAAGGTTGCTACTACTGAGTTTGTAAGAAATTCTGTTCCTAGCACTGGAGATTGGAATCTGCTGGTTGCGTCTATTACGACTGGCAGTCCTTACAATGTGATGATTCGCCTTGTTTGGAGCGGTAATTCGACTATTGTTTTTCAGGCTAACAACTCTATTCCTGTTGGTGCTCAGTGGGTTTTTATAAACAACACTACACACACAAGAACATTTTCTGCTGGAAGCGGGGCTACTCTTTTTTCCCAAGGAAATAAGTTTATTCTTAACGGACAGTATTCTATGTGTACTGTAGTTAAGATGGATACAAATTCATATTATCTATCTGGTAACCTTGTTTGAAATTAATAAGCACATCTGGAGTAATCGCTAGCAAAAACAACTGTCCAACTGCTGGGCAGTTTATGTACAGTACTTGTGCTACTGTAACTGCGACAGATGCAAGTGGTACTAGTTGGGAAGTAGGTGCTCCTGCACAGGCTTTTACAGACGGAAATTGCGGAGTTAATTTATCAATTGGTTCACCTACTGAAGGTCAATGTTCATTTCCTCCTAGCGGATGGGTTACACAATATTCACAAAGTACACTTACTGTAGACCCTATTTATTGGACTCACCCAAACAATCCACAGGCAGGGCAACTTGCTTATTCTGGCGGTACTTTTGTTTACCATTCTTCATTTACATATATCACAAATTGGCCTGAAACATATTCAGGTGGTTGGGTAAGAAATGACAACGAACTTTTACACGAAGTAACTGGAATTGACGGATGGAGAATACAAATACGCTTTACACAGTTTAATAATTGGTATTCGGCTATTGAAGACGATATAACTCCAGACGGAATGCCTGACCCAAACCCCACCCCTTAACCCTATGATTACTATCATCCTCGCTACTGTCACCTTCCTTGGTGGCGTTTATGTCGGCACTCGCTGGTCTGAAAAGATTAAAAGTGTCTACTACTCTATCATCTCCCAGTAATGCCTTTTGAACCCATCAAGGAAGGAGACCTAGCGTTCATCGGTTTAAACAGCCGAGACAACGCTAGTGCTTTGCCCCAAGGGTTACTTACTAAGGCTCAAAATGTCAGACTAGACAGAGGTATTATCTCCGTCAGAAAAGGGCTACAGCGTAAGAAAGATACGGACGCTGATGACCCTATTTATGGCGTAGGTGTATACTTTGATACGGCTGGTCAGGAGCGTATTGTTCTTGTAATGGCTGACAGGTTTAGGGTTTACAACCCGACAACCAGTTCCTATAACGACACACAATACCCTTCTGGTATCACGATTTCTACTTCAGAAGGGGTAGATGTGGTCTACGCTATTGACACTATTTTTGTTAGTCGTGGATTCCTGCTTAGACCTATCAAGTGGGATTTGACTAACAACATCATTGAAGAGTTTCCTACCAGCCATATTGGTCACGAGTTTCCGTCCTGTAAAAGCATTTTGTACTACTGTAACAGACTGATTGCTATGGGCGGTCACCATCAGCAGGTGTTTAACGCAAGACAGACTGTATGCGTCAGTAACTACCTTGATTACAACCACTGGGATACGCTTGACGCTTTTACCTTTAACGAAGGTTCTAACGATGAAACTGTAGCCATTTCGCCTTGGACTCTAAACGAGTTCTTGGTGTTTATGCGTAACAGTATCTTCTATGTGAATATTGGATTTGGTCGTTATGCTACTGGCGATGCGTTGGATACTAGTTCGTTTATCAAGACGCTGGTTACTGACATTGGTTGCTCTGCCAAGGAGTCCGTTGTTCAGGCCAATGGAGGTATTATCTTCCTGTCTGACAATGGCATCTATTTCCTTAATCCACAGTCCGTAGGTTCTAACGAAGCCGTTAGATTGCTTACTGTAGCCGACCCTGTGTCTGCTCCGATTGACGATGTTATCCAGAACATCAATCAGGCTTTTGCTTATAAGGCTACGGCTATCTACTGGAACAACAGATATTACATTGCCGTTCCTATTGGTACATCGCAGGTAAACAACACAGTTCTTGTGTATAACTTTATCCTTAAGAGTTGGGAGTCTGTTGATACTTACCCTGAAGGATTCAGTATTATCAAGTTTGTGGTAGCCAAGAAGGGTAACCAGAGACGGCTTTTTGCCGTTGATAATAACGAAGGTATCTTCCTGCTTGAGGAACTGGAGAACGGAGATGAGTATAGCGGTGAGCAGGGTCTTCCTAGGCTTCCGTTTACCCTTGTTGAAGAAACCCCCCTTGCAGGTCAGCCAGACAGAAGAGTGTATCTGCTAGAAACTGGTTTCGTGAAAACCGCAATTAATGCCGAGGTAATCACAAGGCGTTATACATTTAACAACAACTTTGACAAGCGATACAGCACTGTCGAAACAGAGATGGACTGCCAGTCTGGTTCAAATGTAAAGACCACGGCTATTGTAACAAATCCTGATACTTCTACAGTTCTTGAAGATTTCTACGCTCCAGCAACCGAGGACTATTCTAGGCGTAATCCTATCCGCAAGACAGGAACAGGCTTGCAGATGAAGTATCAGATGTCCTACTTTAGACCCAGCATCCGCTCGTTGACAATTAATGCAATGACGCACTCAAAGACTAACAAAAGCGAAAAATAATTTATGCCACAACTTAGCAAGGGGGTAACATACGCCCCAAACAATCAGGTCACATCGACCAACCTTAATAATCTTGTTGACCAAGGAAAACTTGACAGTGGTGCAATTGGTGAACAGACCCTAATGACTAGCGGTCAACTTGTCGGTACGGACGAGATGCTTGTCAGAGATATTTCTGCAAGTTCGGCAACAGTTGGTGGGCAATTGAGAAGGCTTACTATTACCAACTTCCTTGGTTCTAACCTTCCTGCAACACACACAACGACTACGACTGAGTCTTTAAACTCTAAGTCTGACCAAGATGTAAGAGTAGTTGGTTCTACTGGAACGGCTATTCCTAACATCAGTTTTAACAGCACAGGCACAGTTGTTACCTGTGTGTCTCCGACTCACGGACTTGTTAGCGGTATGGTTCTTAGCGTTACATCTACTAGTACTGGCATTAGTGGTTTTCAGGAAATTAGCGTTAGCGATGCTAGTACTTTTACTTTTAACCTTAGAGAGGCTGGCACTGCTACATCTGGTACTTTGACTTACACCAGACAGCCTAACGCCAACTTTGGCACTAATGTTAGAGTTGCTAATTCTGCGTTTGTTGATGGTGAGGTTGTAGTTGAAGGTGCTACGACCTTGAAGGGCAATATGCTTAGTACTGGAACTGCTAATTTTACTGGTGCTGTGCAGTTTAATGGTGCTCCTGTTTATGGTTTCTATGGCATCGACGAACTGGTGCTTCCTACTTCAGGTATTGCTAACGCTGAAGTAAACACTTGGAAAACTTGGGCTTCTCTTACTGGCCTTAGTAAGCCAGCCGAAGACCTTTGGATTATTGACCTTCAGTGTCAGGTCGCATTTTGGTCTCCTTACATTGGAAGAATCCGTGTGCTTAGAACAAGCAACAACACAGTTCTTGGACAGATGACACAAGCCATCAATCCTCCTGCCTATCCTACTGTTTATACCAGTTGGCATCTTAC